CCCCAAGAGCGTAAAACATACGCCGCGGAAGTAACATAAAGTTAAGAGCTATTCGGTCTCACGACCTACTCAGAGTGTATCCCAAAGGATAACACTAAGCCTCTAACTTTAAATGTTACCCTTATTCAAGGATAATCTGCGACAAAACCACACATCATGTGGAAAATCTATTGCTCTTCAATAGATTTATTTTGGGTTCGTTGTGAAAACACCTCGTCTAGGTGAAAATTGACGAAATGCACCCACACCTGGGTGTATTCTTATTTTGGTACCACAAAAGTGGCACCAACACGTATTGTTGGTACTCCTGTGAAAAAGAACAGATTAAAATCCGGTCCTGCTGCACAATAGAAATCGGTAGTCACAATAGCTGCAGCATCCAGGGAAGAATCATAGGTTGTAAATTTTACAACACCAGGATCTACTCCTAAACGCGTAGTAGTTGCATCTACAAATGGAGATGGAAAAGTTCCAACAAAACGACGCTGGTTAATATACGGTACAAGAGCTGTAACACCTGTTTGTGTTCCAGAATTGTAAACCGCAATACCATTACCAGCATCAGCTTCACCTCTGTGAAGCATGGTAGAGTACGAATATGTACCAGCAGTCGTAAGAATAATAGGACTATATGTATTATAAGTAGTTGGCAATAATGAATTATTGACAGCCCGTACAATAGAAGTTTTAGTATTTTCGGCATCCACACCCGTGTTGATTGCCCAATACATAGATCCTCTTCTCCCTGCAAAACATGGAGATAGCCACGATACGAAAGAATTTCGAACGTAATTCCTACGAGAAGGTGTTGGTGTAGCACCATCCGTGTTAATGTTGCGAACATCAGCAGCATTATTTCGGGATTCTGGATACATATAAAATGTGGAGGAATAATCCAAGATAGAATCTTGAATTCCAGCACCTCGTACGTAGCAATGCCTATGAAGCAATTGTCGCAGAGAAAGAGCGGTTTCACCACCATATACTAAATTAATAGAAGGCTCTTCTTCATTGCAATCGCCCATAGAATCATGCAAAGTGACACTTGATTGAGTAACCCATTCAATAGGTCCAATCGGTGCCACAGGCCCCATAAATTTCAAATTATCACCAGCACGCACTGATACAACAATTTGAATAGGAGCATTGGCTACTGGTGACGAACTCTCGTTACAAACGGAGAACGCCAGTATACCATTACTATCTGGTACACCACCAATAGCACCAGGAGTAGTTGAAAAAGGAGTTTTTCCTGCTGCTAAAGGCAAATTCTTCAAGAATGCCAAAGCCTGCATATAAGGAACACAAATTTCAATATCATCTGTTTCACCAATATCATAGATGCGCGTGATATTAGCAGTTTCATCAAAACTATCAAAAGCAAGATCTAACTGCGTAGGATCAAATTGAATCTTAAAACGTCCTCTATGATAACGCGTGGCGATTATACGAAAACGAAAAATAATATCGCCGGTCCAATATTGATACATTGTACTAGCATGTGCCATTGGTGTGCACCATAAACGTGATGAATTTTCACGATACATAACACTTGGTGCTACAGTTGTAGCCCACAAAACGGTATCAGGAGCATCAGTGGTATCCCACAGAAAAGAAGTTAAATAACTTTCTCTTCCTACATAAGATTCCAAAGATAATTCATCTGTACCATCCAAACCTACTGTTCGGGAATCCAACGTCAACTCATTCTTAGGATCCAACGTCAACTTTGGTGTTGGAGCACCAATTTCAGATGAAGCGAAGCCCGCAAAGGGCAAGTCTTTGAAGGGCTGAACGTTTGAAATCACCGGTACGTTTGTGAATCCAAACCATGATGCCACACGAGAAACTGCACTGGCACCTATCTCCGTCGCTCGGGCGAAAGGACCTATTACGGGAACGTTTGATAACGCAGCGCCCGCATTTGCAACTGCCGACGCAATCTGTGACACAGGTCCATCGGCATACTCATCATGATTTGCTCCCAAATCCTGAACTCTATCCATAACACTAGGTTTAGACGAATTCTTAGGCTTACGCTTCACTTTACGAGATCTACCCGCTTGCAATTGCACTGTTGGAGCAGCCAACTGAGCATTCTCAGCCCACGCATAACAACGCACAGTTACATTGGATCCAACTACAGAATTAGCATTTGCCAAAGCATATGGAGAATCGTAACGAATTTCTCCCATACGAGCAATATCGGCTGATCTATTAGCCAACCAATTTTGATCGTAGAAGAATGGTAGCACCATCTCACCTCCCTCACTCTTTGAAGGATGAATCCAGAGATTAGGTCGTTGCGAATAAGTTACCATCTGCTCATCAGAGCTGATAACTATCTGTGGTCCAGGATGAGTAGAGGGCATAGGATTATACGAAATCAAACCTAATCCATAATAAAATGGTGAGGCAGAGATAATGAATTTTAATTTTAAATTCATACGCAACAATCCATAATTGTCCAATTTCTTCTTAATAACAGAATTTGATAAAAATAGTGTCCAAGGATCAAAAGAATGCGCAAAAAATGCACCTTCGACCCAATTGAAACTGTCAATCAAAACAGGACGGGAAATAAAATCTCCCAAATCAACTCCAGAAATAGCTGAAGTATCGAATTGAGACACGGATGAACCTTCAAAGTCCAAAGATGTGCCAGAATTCTCGTCGTGAAAAGCAATCTGTTGTTGCGTAACACTAGGTGCCGCTGACTCATAAGTCATTGGCTGTTCGGAGACGTTTTGGGTGTCTCCACCCCCATTAGAATTATTTTCAGAAAGTAGTTTATACAAATCAGTGGGCCTACTCAGATCCACTAATGTAAATATTTTTAATAAATAACAAAACCAATAAATTATATCTCTAAATAGAGACTTCGGGGATCGCCCTTGGTTTTAACACTAATATTTCCACTATGGTCAAACAATAAAATAGATAAAAATAAATTAAACATGCGTAAATTACATAAAAGTGGATAGTTTTGGTTTCGACATACTAACAAAGCCGCCAAATATATTTACAAAATAGATTTGGTTTTTGCGGAACATTCATAAAATTGTTCCCATAAATATTCATACGTACACAATGGTCGCTCTTCAAAATATGTGGTTAAATCACATTCTTGAATAACTTCCTTAAGCATTAAAGTTTTCTCCTCAAAAATTTCTTCACCATAATGCCACCACTCACGTTGAGCGGATCTAATAATTTCGGTTATCTGCTCACTAGCAGTAATAGTCTTGGATTTTACATATACACATAACATTTTGTGAATACTAGCTTCTTCCAAAGGAGCAGTATACACACCTTCTTTAGCATTAAAGAGCCAACTTCTCTTAAGAAAATTGGCATCTTTGATATGCACAAAAGGTACAGACTCAGATTCTTTATCGGCCATAGTATACACTACACCAATATTGCCAAGCTGATTTTGAATAACCGTATGATCAAAGCCAACACACTTAGGATTCACTCCCATAATATTGTCATCACCATAGGTCAATAGAGAAACATTGTCACTAAAAGTTGACACATCATGTCCACTAACATTGAAAGTGTATCTTACATAAAGAGAATTGACAATAGAATTAATAATAACTGTCAAAGGATGACCAGATGGATTAGAACCCCAAAAAGTCACAAGATCGCCATTGAAATCTACAAGAGGATAACAAGTATCATAAGCTACACACCACATGGCGCGAATATCTTCTTTTGTAAAATTCTCACTGTGTTCGGCCAATCGAATTAAAATACGAAAGGCTTCCAACATGAGTACTGGGGGCATACGCTTATCATAAGCTTTATAATCTCCAGCAATAATGCGGTCTTCTCCAAATTGTGTGATGTGCTTGTACAAATCACCCCATTCAGTTGACGGGGCGACTGTACCAACACCACATTCAAATTCAATTTTATAATTTTGAATCAAACGGACATGGCTAAGAAATAATTCACGAACAACAACGCTCCAATCAAAAGGAGCACCACAGAAAACTCTGGTTTTACCTTCTTGAGCCTTCTTAGCAGAAACTGCCTCATCTTTCAAGTGAGCAGTGAAAACTGGTTGATAACGTACACCATTGGCATAAGTATCTCGGACCTTTTGAACCCGGTTACTCATTTCTGAAGTGAGCTTAATGGGATCCATAAGATTACGTTGCGGTTCAGTTTTCTCAATATAATGTTTCTTACTGCGACCAAAAGGAGCACCAGCAGAAGTATTCCTTTTTATTCCATCTAAAAAGGCGATACCTTCACAACCATTCAATGATGTGAATTCATCATACTTAGTCAACATTTTCTTAATCGCAGAATCTGGCACTTTAGCAATAACGTCATCAAAATAAGCATCTCCACACTCTCGAACAATTGCTGAATCGATTTGAGTAACTGGATCAACTAATCCTAATGCTGCTATTCGCCATGGTCTCCAACCTGACATAACAGGTTTGGTACAATCAGTGGTAATATTCCTCTCAGCCATAGCTGCATTAATAGGTGTCTTACAAACACTAGATCGCGGTTCGGGTCTAAAACCCAAAAAACTACCATGTAAAGTTGCGGCGCCATCTTCAATGTAACGAAAAACACTACGCGGATGCAATCCGCCCAGTGTCCGAGTCACACTTTGCGAACTCAAACTTGGTTCAATTGTATCAACTGTGTCATCAAAATGACTTAGTAAATTGAAAAGCATAGGCTTAGTTACAACAGTAGAGCCAGCAAACTGACTTCCACCAATAGTACCTCCAACAGAGTGAATTCCCAAAATGGATTTATTTTGTCCACATTGAGCCAATAAAGGCATGCCACATTGTCCTCCCACTGTAGGGGTGGACACATACGATGTGGCACAAAACAAATCCTTTTTCAAGTCGGGCACATGCTTTGAACCATACGTAATATGTTTCATCTCATTGGTTAATAATTGACCATTCTCAGATCTATCTAAATAAAGCCCCTCAGCATTACCTGCTGGGCGACTCTCCAAGAAAAATTCAGTAATATCTTTGCGAGGTGGCAAACCGGGCAAACGAATAATTGCTAAATCATTTGGGATATCACGATATACGTCACTTTCAGAAATACGCATTAAGCGTTCCATGGTGACACCATTTCGATCAACTCCCATACGGGCCAAAATTTCCTTGGGATTATGGGGAATTGAATGACTATTCGTCAAATACAAATTACCAACAACACCCAATAAACGACAACGTGTGGTAGAAGTTATATCATCAATCTCAGCGTATAAAACGTTTTGACTAACTCTATTCTTCAATGATGTAAAATCAACACAACGAGATTTGAGAGAACCATCAAATTTAGTTACCTCAACTTGATCAGAATAATAATAATCTTGCCTCTCACGGGTCATCGGGATAATGTTGCCTTGAGATTCAGTGGTGGGAAGGAGATAGCGAATAGCTATTCCAACTCCCAACACTCCAGCAATAATAATAAAAATCTGAGGTGTTTTAATGATACGTCGCTTCACACGAGCACCAATTAAACACAAAGCTTTGCGCTGTTGATTCGTAATACGATAGAACATAAGTTGAATCATATCAATAAGATCATACAGAGCCACACTAATAAATTTCCTCACTAACCAAGTTGACAATTGAGGCAAATACGTGGCACAAACAGCTTTAATAATAAAAATATAAAACATAATAAGAAAAGAATTTTCAATATTGGTCACAACACTTTGAGCTTCAATAGTGTCAAAAAGGTAAGAAGAATCCATCTCATAAGAATGTGGATTTTCTCCCTCATAACTAGAACAAGGACATAATATTTCTGGGATACCACATGTTTCACACAATGTGGCCCTATGGATATCATCCACACTAGACATGGCTCTACCTTGGCGCTCATAAAATTGATCAACTTCGGAATTAAACCATGTTAGTAAACAACCGATACTCTCAGTTTGAAGTACTACATTTTCGACAATAGTACGACCCTGAGCCTTAATTTCGGTTACTTTAAAAGTCCAATAATCAGGAAAAGCCGTATTACTATTTACAACTAAATTGCCGTGAGCATTTGCATACTCCTTCTTCACAGACACATCCAACAATAAAGGGAAGCGTCTACGAGCAGCAGCGGGATAGTTAAAATAATTTGCAGCACTAAGATCACGAGTATTTGTAGTACCAAGAACAAATTGGCCAAGAAAAGGTGTAGTACCTTTCTTTTCCAAAGATGCTTGATTAGTAACATAGGGCACATTATTAATTAAGTGCAGTAATTCACTAACACTTTGATCAATAGTACCACTTTTCGGATGTTGCCATGCAATATCGTCCAAAATGAGACACCACATTTTTGGGTCAAAATTATCCCAAAATTCTTGAGTAGGAGAACGAACATATTTCATCTCCGATTCAATAGACAAATTTCTACGCTTACCAAATTGAGCGAAGAATATTTCCGATAAGATACTTTTACCTATGCCTGAAGGACCAGCCAATAATAAAGAAAAAGGTGCTGGACGCGAAGATTGACAGATTTTCTCATTCTTCAATTTCGCTTCACAGCTCAATAATTTTCCACGTACGGTGATAAGAATCTTACGATCCAATTTCGTCAAACGTGAACTAATAGTTTCAATTTCTTTATATTGTTGTAATAATTTAGCCAATCTATCCAATAAATTGGTATGCTCTACTCCAGCTCCAGCATTGGTAGCTTCATAGCGCAAGAAATCTTGAACATAAATTTCCACATCATCATAAAACTTTCCATAAGCGTCAGGTGAGTGAACAATATGATCAATAGACATACCTTGATATGCTTGATAGCCTGCAGTACACAAAAATAAAGTCATTTCTACCAAAGAATCGGCAAAACCTAACTTACTATTGTGCTGTCTTTTAAGAGCGGCCTCCTCTACACGAGAATAACCGACTGATGATAAAGACAATCCTGCTTTTGCAAATAAACCTAGACTCAATACATACATAATAAAAGTATATATTTTAGTCATCCCGGGGGATTGCAGTAAACTTTTAAATTTATCATGCGAATCTTTTCCGGTGTTTACATAATCAATAAAAGCTTGAGATTCGGTTTTGTCACCAAAGGCACTTTCAATCTTTTTAAGGATATCAATACACAAGGATTCTCCACCGTTAATGCTTTTAACAAAGGCAGCAACAGCTATAACTTTCATTTTATGCGAAGATGCATCAGCGAGTTGGTAAGATAAAATAAATACAGCCTCTATAATAGATACAGTGGTTGCAATATCTTTCTTTGCCATGTCAACATCAGAACCAATTCTATTTATTTGTGATATAATAGATTGAGAACTAATGTAACGTCGCTGAAATTTTCTAGCACCTCGATTTTTCAATTTCTTTGAAGATTGAGTACGAATCCGAGAAGCATAATAATTACTAATAGCAATTTGAGATTGCAAATAGCAGTGATGATGTAATCGAAAAGTAACATACCAAAGTAAAAAGTAAACACATAAAGATAATAAAGGCAATAAAGCAAGCAATAAGCCAATAATAAATACAAGAACTGAGTGCAAGATATTAAAATAATAATAAAGAGCACAACATAATAACGTACCAATAAAAGGTAGAAGAGTAAATTTAAGAGGAGAAAATTTGGATAATTTTAAACTCTGTGAATAGAACAAACCAATTATTGGATTAATATCCAAAACAGCAAACAAAATAGTGATCAGAAAGTACAGGGTGATTAGCAAAGAAGCTAGGGGGTATGATGAGATCATAGTACAAAGGGGAGTTAATTTAAACATTGCGTGATTGATAAAGGTGATCATCTGAGTTTATAGTGTTTCCCTCTATTTACTTGTACTTACTTAGATATACAAAGAACAAAACTGGGCGAACCGTTAGCGCCGCGCAGCTGTATTAATATTCTAAATGAAGAAGGGAGCAAAAGAGATGCTAATAAACTAAAATAGATCCAACCTAGGAAACAAGTTTATAATGTTAAAAGTGCAGAATTCCGACGAAGGACGATATCGACGGTACACTTAAAACAAGTGTGTGTATACATACGGGCATACAAGCCTAATATATAACCTAAAAAGGTTTCTAAAACAACACATGAGTATAATTTTTCGGAAAAATTACAAACCAAACTAAGTCTTAAAAATAAAAGCACCGACTCGAGAGCTGGGTTAAATTAAACGAAGTTACTAAATATACATACAGGTATATTAGCCTAATGATGGTGAATTGTCAAGACTTCACGCAGTCCCATAATAAATGGGGTGCATTACTCAGGATATAAACACCTTTTAACGTCAAAAAGACGCATTAGTTTAATGTCATAATAAGGACGGGGGATTAATTTAGTTAACGTCTAAAATTAAAGACGAGTAAGTTTAAAGTCATTACTAGGACTTGGGCGGTAGATCGACCGCGAACGCGAAAAAGTTTAAAACAAAACTAAAAAGATAGCAGACCAGGATACAATAAATCACTGGAAAACTAACTTAATAGCGTTGAGGGCATAAAGCCTATAGTATAGTGGATTAAAAATCCAC